ACAGAAGCAGAGAATGCTGAATCGTAGTTGATGTCAGACATAGATGCCAATGAAGCAGTTACACAAGAAGCTTCAGCTACAACAGATGATGTAGTGTTGATAGTGTAACCGAAACGACCAGCACCATAAAGACCTTCAGAAGCGTCATTTGCAGTTTCGGTGATACCGAATACAGAATCAGTTTGTGAGTCTTTACCAGCACCTGTTTCAAATCCTGGCTGACCAGCAGTACCATACTTGAAATCCAAGTAGAATACAAGACCAGAAGGCAAGTTCATAGGTTGTACAGAAACGAATTCTTTAGCAGCGATTTCGCTGAAAATTCTTCGTACTAATGGAAGAGCGACACCAGCCCACTCTTCAGAGTTTGCAGAAGTACCTGTGCTTGAAGCTTCAGATACTAATTGTTTTGCTTGGTTTTCCAACAATGTAGCGATACCGGCTCTTTCGAAATCAGCAGTGATTCCTTCTAAAAGACCAGTTTTTTCCCACTTTGAAACAAGGCCTTTAGCCTCTTCGTTCATTTTCTTGTTGAAACCAGCAGATTCGTTTAATAATGAATTTGTGTTCATCTTATTAATCCTTTTCTTTAGGTTTAAAATTATTTAATTAGACCAGCTAACTTCTTAAATCTATCAGCAACCAAGTTTCCTTCAGAAATAATTTCTTTCTTCGGTGCACTTGACTTCATAGGCTTAGAAGCGAGTGATTCTTTTACAACAGCTTTTGGCTTTTTAGCAACATTCAAGTTCTCACCTAATGTAGCGAATACCAATTTTACTTCTCTCAAAGATGCAGCTCTATCGAAGTTTTCGATGACCTTCATTTTTTGACCTTCGTTCAAATCAAAAGTTCTGAACAACTTGTTAGTGTAAAGAAGTTTAGCATTCAAAAGATTTACCTCGTTGATAGTGCTTCTCAAAGATTCGATAGTTTTGTATGCTTCTTCCAATTCGGCAGCTGCATCTTCTTCATCTTCTTCTTCGGTTACCACTTCTTCAACAGCTTCTTCTTCATCAGCCATTTCTTTCAATGTAGCGATGATTTCATCCAAAGATAGTTCTTCATCAAGGTCTTCACCTTCTTCACCTTCTTCACCTTCTTCGTACATTTCTTCAGTAGCTTCTTCTTCTTCAGATACTTCTTCAGCATCTTCTTCTTCAGAAACTTCTTCAGCTTCTTCATCACCTAAAGCAGCTTCCAATTCAGCGATTACTGATTCAAGGTCGAGTTCATCTTCCTCTTCATCCATCATCTCTTCTTCTTCAGATACTTCATCATCTTCTGATTCGTAAGTTTCTTCAACTTCATCTTCTTCAGATACTTCTTCTTCAGAATGCATTTCCTCTTCGTGAGACTCAATTTCATCGGAAGCGATATCAGATACCTCTTCTTCTTCATCTGCGTCTAACTCTTCTTCAACTTCATCTTCCATTGAATCTTCAGCAGGCAAATCCATTTCATCTTCTGGGCTCATATCAGTAGCCATAGAATCTTCCATTTCATCTTCTACTTCTTCTTCATCATCTAACTCTTCAGCGAGTTTATGAGAAAGCATAGATTGAAGTTTTGGAGTGAATGCCTCTTCGAGAGCCATCTTTGCGTTTGCTAATGCAGTTTCCTTTACGGCCTTGGCGTCAGCAATTGCTTCTTTTAACAAATCTGATTTCATTTGTTATCTCCTAAATTAACTTTTGGATAATAAGATTATTGGGAATCTTAATAGAATATAAATTTCAATAATGTAAATCACTCATTAAGGGAGTGATATTTTTCTAATAAATATGGGACTTTTTTTTGAAACGATAGAGTGTTTACTATTAATAGTCTTCTCTTCTTCTACGAACCCAGTCAGCTCTTCGAGCATCGTTCATTTTCTTTCTCTTACGAGTAGTCGGTTTAGTGTACTCACGATTTTGTTTTACATAGTCAATAATTCCACTATCTTTCATCATTCGTTTCCACTTACGCAGTGCTGCCTCAACATTACCATTGATAACCTTCACACCATTTGCGTGACCATAGAGGAATAACTCCTCTCTTTCTTTTCTAACTTTTTGTTCTGCCATATATAACTTTTTTACAAAATAAAACGGACATCACTTATCGTAACATCCGTTTATAAATAGTTTGAAATAAATTAATCAAGATAATAATAATCAATATGTTTATCAGATATTAACTTTTGCCTTATTCGTTCAGATGACATATTAAAATAGGTTGCAGCTTCTTGTATAGAGGTAAATGCCTTACCACCACAACTAATAGTATCAAGCTCAAGTCTTATTTTATTGTCCCAGGTGGATTCCATTTCAATATAAGATATATTATATTTGGTTGGTTCTGCTAATTTCCAATGCTTCCAATTTTTAGATGATGAATTTATCCAAGTGCGTATCTGACTTGTTGATACGTTACCATTAAAATACTCGAATATTTGATTTATAGATTGAAATAACACACCATCGATATTGTATTTTATCTGGGGATGTTTAATATCCCCGATAATGTTCCAATTTCTATATTTATACTTGGTAGACTGACATCTACGTTTCACTTCACTTGCTACAAGTTTGTTTGGTTCTATGTCAATTGCAGCCTCTCTGAAAGACTTATATTGTTTACCCTCTATATCACACACATATGTACCATCCCATTGTATATCTTCAGTAGCTAAATCAGGATTACCTTTTACAAACATCAAAACATTCTGATGGGTTGATGCTACCTTTCTATTACGATTGAAGTATACATTAGACATTCTACCAGATTGTTGTGATGAGTTTATTAGTACCACATCATTGTAGTAGTGGAATCCACAATCTTCTGCTATTTGTATTGTAGATGGGACAAACCCCTTATACTTACCAATCTTATAGTTACCAGTAGTAAGTCTATCTCGTATTTCAGTTACCACAATAATAAAGAACCGATTATCTTTCAGTTTATCATATGACTTTTGAATGATTGATTTGTATTTTGTTAGGAACTCATCCCAAGACATATTAGATAGGTCATTGGGATTGTCTGAATATATCTCCAGGTCGTGGTATGGTGGACAGGTGAATATCAAATCGTATTGACTATCTAAAGTGTCTAACACCACATCACTATCACCACATATCCAAGTTGGTTTACTTGATTGTAGTTGATTAGCATCTACTTGCTCTTGTGATAATTCTATACCTGTATAGCTAAAACCAAGTTCTTCCGCTACTATACCTCTAACCGAACCACCTGCGAATGGGTCAAGGACTGAACCACTTGGTGGTATAAAGGATGTATACATATCCTCACATAACTTAGCATCAAATATGGATACTGTCGTATCATCCCAAAACTTTGATGTTGATATTGTATTCTCTCTACCAAGTTCGGATTGAATGCCATACTTTTGTATCCACCAACGCTTCCTATCCTGCCACTCCTTTTTTCTTGTATCTAATACTGATAAAATTCCACTCATAAATATTAATATACAAAAAAGGTTTGGAATAACCAAACCTTTCTTAAAATTATTGTATGCAAGACTTACTCTCCTGGAAAATAGTCCATATTATCGATGTATTTTGATTCAATACTGGCTAAGTTTTTTCTATAACCCGTTAACTGTTTTTGATTTTGTTTCATCAGTTCTAATTGAGATTTGGCAGTTTTCATATCACCTTTTGACCGTGCATCAAAGTATGGTTGTGCCAATTCCTTCTGCTTTTCTTCAAGTTCTTTTATTTTTTTTATAACAGCTCTATACTTAACATACATTTTTGGAACTCGACTTTCATTAACCGATTCATTAGTAGTTGATAAATTATCTAAACCTTCTTTAAAATCACCAATTAGATTTCCCAACTCTCTTTGAGTTTTTGGGTCAAGTTTTTTGATGTCTTTAATATGTTGTTTAATTACTTTAGAAACATCAACTGAAAAGTTTTGTAGGATTCTCATCTTATCCATTACTTCACCTTACCCTTTTCGATATCTCTTTCCAATTCTTGACCAGCACCGAGTACATATCCCATAGCAGTTTTGATATCAACATTCATATATTTAGCAATCTTTCTAACTGCCATCAGTACGATTCTCTTTTCTTCAGTAGAGTATCCTTCGTTTACCGATTCATCAGATTGAATTTCTTCCAAGCTTTTTTTCATCTTGATTAATTTTGATGATGGTAACTCACCAAATCCAAAAGATTCGTTTAATAATGATTTTAATTTCATTGTGCTTCCTTCGTTTACCGATTGTTCTACTTGTTCAAAATAAAGGTCAGACATAATGTCTTTGAGTTTTGGATTCTTAACATCAAAGTTAAACTTTTCCAATGCTCTTCTTGCTTTCAAAGCGTTCTTTACTGGAATTACAAAGTATCCAGCTTTTTCACCACCCATTTTCTTGGCAAGTTTTGCGGCCTGGTCTTTCATACCCTGACCCATTACATTACCATTCTTTGGATTAACAACCGTGTACTTTGATTCGTTGATTGACTCTTGAATTGATTCCATCAATCCGATTGCAGTATCACCAACAACTCTCTCAGCACCATCTGCATATTTGTTATTTAGAATTGCAATCTTAACCGGCTTATCGATTATATACATTGGTATCATATTAGTACCAAATGAATATTTGATTCCGTTTGATTTCAACTCTTTACCAATATCCATAAATGACTTAGCACCTTTTACGATGTCAGCAAGTTTGTCTAATATAGCGTCGTGTTTACCTTCGTTAACTGATTCTTTAGCGAAGTCTTTTGCGTTCTCCTTGTCTTCAGCATCTACATCTTTGACTGGAAACTTTTTACCACCAACTTCAAACTCATCATCACCAGCAGCGATTGCTTTTGCTCTTTCAGCACCAAACTCATTTCCTTCTTTGATTTCGTAGTATTTACCAAGAACTTCACCCATCTCATCGTAACAAGACTCAAGTCTTTGTTGTAGGGTGTTTACTTCTTTGATAGTATTAGAGAAAACCTTGAATGATTCGTTCATAGACTTCATATGTCTATTCACAGTTACTTTGTCAAACCAATCGCCGGTTTCTTCAAGAGTTACTTTGTGTGCAGTCTCTACGATACCTTTGATAGATTCGTATACTTCAGCCAAGTTACCTGAACGATAGATAGACTCACCAAATTTCTTGTATTCAGAAACTGCCTTGAGGAATTCTCTTTTTTCCTCGTTAGTCATTCCCTTTTCTTCTTCCTCACCAACATTCATTCTTTTATAAGAAAGGTGTTGAGACTCATTTAGGATATCTTTTAAATTCATTATTTTACTCCAAAATCACATTCACAATACCCACCAACCTCACAAATGATATCTCTCATTAGGTTGTTAGCTTTTGTGTATTTATAAGTATTCTTTTTTGTTGTAACCGACTCATTAATTACACTTTCATTTGTTGGAGAAAGAAATGCTCCGTGAGTTGATGGGTTAGAAACAAAGTCCCAACAAATCAAATCAAAGTCTTGTTCTACTGCAACAGTGTCTTCACCAATTTGTTTTACCGAACCCATACCTCTTGATGAGATACCAACAGTACAACCTGCTTTAATCAACTCTTTGAGGATGTTACCAACCGGAGTGTTTAGAATTTCAACTACACCAATTACATCATCACCCTTCCAATATACATCACGAACAATATGTGATGTGTTCTTCAATTCTACAACTGAAGATTCTGGATGGTCAAGTTCACCATATGCTCGGTTCTCTTTGATTTCACGACCTTTGTATTTGGTAACTTCTCTTTCAAGAATGTTTCTTGGATATACACGGCCATTTTGGTTTTTAGCGTTAGCTCTTTGCAATACGCCACTAACCAAGAGTCTTCCGTGTTTCTCCTGAGCTTCTTGTAACATAGTAGGTGTTACTTCGAATATCATTGTATCAATGAGAAGTTGTTTCATTAGTTCTCCCAAACCTTTTTCTTTCTATATAAATCAAAGAAAACTCTGGCCAATTCTCTACGAATCATCAATCTGATGTCTTCGAGGTCTTGAATATCAAGGTCTTCATTCAATTTATTTTTATTACATCCACACGACATATTATGCACTCAATTCTTTTAATTTGTGAGCAACTTTTAACATTCTTTCAGAAATCTTTCCAAATCTCTTTTGTGTAGATTTCCAATATTGACCATTATGTACACCAGTCTCGTTCTTCAACTTTGTATTCTGATTAACGATTTTCTCAACCTCATACATCAATCTATTGATTTCTTTGATTGAGGTGTTAACCTTTTGGTGTGCCTTCATAGAGTCATCGTTCTTGTAATCACGGTAAGTTGCTTCAATTAGTTTTTCAAGTCTGTCTTCTAATTTCTTCATACTCTTTGACTCCGTATTTATTTTGGTCTTCTTGGCTTTTTTATAACCCAATACTTCAATGTGGTCTGTATCTAAATCATCCTCATCTTTACTTTTAGAAAAAGCGTTTGGTGTTTTAGGAGGACCAGCACCCCCATCCATATTACCAGTTACATTGGCCTCATCAATTTCCTCATCTTGAAGAGTTTCCTTTGCTTCCATCTCTTCAAATTTAGCTTCTAATTGTTCTAATAAAAATTTAGACATTTGAAACTCTCCTTAACTCTTGTAAAAGTTCGTGGTATCTTAAAAGTGAAAGAATCTGATTTTCGTTGATAACTTTGGAATTAGCAATATTGTCAATAAGGTTGATAGTTTCGTTCAACTTGATTGATGCAACTTTATCAGAAATTTTTACTTTTGAGAATTCAGTTTTAATTTTCTTAACCTCTGACATAACAAAAGTTCTCAACTTACCAGAATTATCAACATTGTTGATGTAGGTACGAAGAATCTTCTTTTGCGTTTCTGAAAGGTTTGTGTATTTTGAATTAAACGAATCTACCAAGAATTTGTAAGCCAGCATACGAACCTCTTTAGGTTGTGATGTGTATTCTTTGTCAGAAGACTCGGTTACGATTTCTACATCAGCTTTAGTGATGGTTTCGAGAATAGTATTTTTACAAGTAACATACTCTTTTGGAGATGAAGATTGATTGTATTCAAATAATTTAAATACCGATGCCATCTCACGATAATTTGATACACGATACTTAAAGAAATCTTCCATAACAAAAGATTCTTTGATTGACTTAATCAAGTTATACTTTTGTCTACGAAGAATTGTTTCGTTCAAACTTACTCTCTCTTGTAGAATGATATTAACAAACTCTTGAGCCTTGTATTGTGAATCAAAGTTTTCTTTTGTCAAGGACTGATACAACTTTAACTCTTTGTTAAGTTCAGTTCCTTTTTTAAAGTGTTTTTTGATAATCTCAAGGGCAAGAGAATCTTTGTTCGCTAATGTATCAGAAGCGATTTGTCGTACAAGTAATTCAAATAAAATACCTGTATTCTTAAATTTACTATGTTTAAGTTTAGTCATCTTAAACCTTATCTATTACTATTCCAATTAATAAATATACAAAAACTCATCAAATCGTGTCATCAAGGAGATTTCTCTCATCTAAAAGACCACTTTCTTTCTGAACATCATCACTTAACGACTCATTTATAATCGTTGAGGACTTTTGTTTTACTGATTTTAAAGATGTCTTTAAAGCTTGTGCACTTTCGTATGCAAGTGGTGAGTTTCTATATTTGTGATAGGTCGAGGCTGGTTTAATATCAGTATCTTGACCTAATGGGTCTCTACCAAATGGATTATCATCGGTTTTATATGTTCCACCTTCCGGCGGTCTACCTGCACCATCGAACCCACCTTCAGGTGAACCACCCTCATCATCAGACTTCTGATTCATAGATGCAATATCATGAGCAGTACCAAATGATTGGCCAGTTTTAACTGGGTCATTACCCTCATCTTCAATTTGAGTTTGTCTAAATCCAAGTTTCAAGTCGTTGATAACTTTAGCTTGTTCCAACTTCCACTCATCATCTGACATATTAAAGATGTTCTTATACATCCACTCTTGAGATACCATTTTCAAGTCTTTCATATCACGAACGAGTGATACCTTTTCAGACCATAAGTTTGCTTTCTCTTGTTCGTAGATGATAGATGGGTTAGTCAACTCCAACTCAAAGTTTACAAGGTCTTCGTTTTCATATCCTTGTGAATACAAATGTACAATTGCAATCTTTGTTAATTCCGAAAGAGCAATCTTTTGGATTCTTTCAACCGAACGAGCAAATCTAATATCCTCTTGTGCAAGTGTTGCTTTACCTTCAACTGATTCATCGTATCCAATAAATGCTTTTGGAACTTTAAGTGCGGCCATCATTCTATTACGAAGGTATTCAATATCATCAATACCACCGAATTCCATACCACTCAATGAATCTATTTCAGTACCACTCTGACCACCACGAACTGGAAGATAATAATCATCCAACATATTCATCAAGTTAAACTTGAGGTTGTAATCGCCGGTAGTTTGGTCAAGATAAGGTACTTTCTTCATTTGGTCGATGATACCTCTCATATGGTTATCAACTTCACCTGGAGGGATGTTACCCACATCAATCTTGAATACTCTTCGTTCGGGTGCTCTCATAATTCTATGAATCATCATAGCATCTTCCATAAGAGTTAATTGTTTCCAAGTCTTCCGTGCACCTTCTAATAGTGAACGGCCATAAGGAAGGAAGTTGGTGTCTGCCATCAAACGGAAGTGAGCAATCTGATAGAACTCGAAGAATTCGGCATTCTTATTAGAAGACATTCCGTGGGCAGCACCCATAGAACCCATCTTGAATCTAACTTCATATGGATTATCGGGATTAAATCCCTCTTCACGTTCCAACTCATACGCAGAGATTGGCGATACATTTACAATACCAACACCTTCTTCAATATCAAGGTGTAGGAAGTAATCGCCATACTTGTTCATACCACGAATCCAAGCCCATAGGTTGAATTCAATATTTAAAACATCGTAAAATAAATTGTGAAGAATTTTCTTAACATTCTCATCTTGAGTTTTAATACGAAGGACATCACCGACATCATTCTTTAGGGTACACTCATCCGAATAGATGTCGAGTACCGAAGCAATGATTGAATCTTTATCCATTGCTTCATAATCAGTATACAATTCAAGTTTGTTTGAATGATAGTTGAATTGGTTGTTATAAGTTTCCCAGTTTCTACGAGAAGTATGTAAACGACCAAATCTATCGTAATACGATGAACCACGGAGGTTACCGGAAGATTGTAATCGTTGAGTATCAACTGCTTGAGTATTACCCTTACCAATCCTACGAACAACAACCTGCGTGTTGAACAATTTCTTTAATCTACCAAAAAGCGATTTATCTGCCATAATTTGTATCTCAACTAAAAGTATATACTCTTACAAGTTATAAATATACAAAAAATAAACTTAACTACCAAATTTAAAGTAGCCAAGTTAAATCATTGTCATTACCACGTTGGTCTTTTTGTTTCCAAGGGTCTTGTCCCAACGCTCTTCCCGAATACACACCACTATTTGACTTACCAATATGACCTAACGTAGTTCTTGTTAAGTCCATACCTTGCTGTCTTAATTTCAGTGCCGTGTCACGAACCCAAAGGCCAGTAGAGAATGATATAACCAAATCATCATTATAACCTCGCTGTGCCTCTGCTCTTGAACCATTCCATATGAATACAAACAATTCATCAATTAGTCGCTTAGAATGGATGATTGGGGTTCGTTCTCTCATATAAGTATCGAGTTTAGAAATTACCAATGGTCTCGTTCTACTTGTCATTGAGAAACCAGGAACCATATCATCTTTACGTTTCAAATCCCAGCCTTTACGAAGATGGATATCCTCATCAATATATCCTAATTCTCTATACGAATAATAAAGGTTTTGATATTGTCTATCAATCACTTCTTGGATTACAGCCCAACCAATGTTTGCATTTTCAATTACCAACATTGCGTTGTTCCATTCACTTGCAACTGAAGTTAAGAATGCGCCATATTGTTTGGTTTCAATCTTACCTTTATATTCTGCAACTTGTTCAACAGTCTCTACATCGAAAACGTGGAATGCTGAATAATCCGTTGAGTCACCACGAGCAACATCGGCAACCACTACATAATCACGAGAGTAATTTGGATAATCCCATAACCAATAGTTACCATCAAACCCTCGTTTCTCAACAGGGTCTTTTACATAGGTCTCTTGATACCATTGTAGAGTAGAACCTTCCACCACAGTGTAACCAGATGAAATAAAGTCACAATCACATTCCTGTGCAGCGCCCTTTTCACCAAGAAGCTTTGATTGTTCATCTCTCCATTGTTGGTTTCTATCAGGATGTACAGTCCAATGGAGTTCCGTTGGATGCCATTGTTCTCCGTTCTGACCTTGTAACCATACTTTGTGGAACCAGTTACCTACACCATTTGGAGTAGAAAGTACAATAGCACCACCACCCGTAGAAAGTGTAGATTGCGCGGAAGTCCAAATCTCTTCAACATTATCAATAAATGCAGCCTCATCAATAATCAACATCGATAGTGCTTCAGAACGACCAGCGTCTCCTGCGGCAGATGTTGCTTTGATTTGTGAACCATTCTTTAATCGAAGTGATAATTTATTATCTTCTTCAGTCTGACCCTTTAACCACGATGGTAAGTTTTGATGCATGAATCGAACCTTTGTTACAAGGTTCTTTGCAACCTCTTGTTTGGTTGCGATTACAAGAACATTCTTATCTTCGTGGAATAACATCAACCATAAAGAATATCCGGCTGATAGGGTTGATATACCTAATTGTCGAGACTTGAGGATTACATTGAATCGGTTGTCATTGATGTTGTTCATCAAATCTTCCTGAAACTCGTATAGGTTGAATAAGATTTTACCTCGGTGAGGGTGCTGGATATAACAATACTTCCTAAAGAAATATACAGGGTCTTTAGCGCACTTGACCCATTCCTCTTTTATTAATTGTCTTAAATCTGGCATACATTTTTATAATACAAACAATACAGCAATTATAACAGCTCCACCAGCACCACCCAAGAAGAGTCCATTAAAGAACTGACCTCTTTTTTGTTTCTTTAGGGTTTTGATTTGGGTATCCTTCAGTTCAATCATATTGTCTTTTTGTTGAATGATACCATCTTTACTTTGTAGGGCTACTGAAAAGTTTGCAAGTTGTTCGGATTGTAATCCAATCTTGTCATTTTGTAGAGTGACCAACTCTTGTGTTGTTTTTAACTCCATTTGACATACATCAAATTGAGACTTAACAATGAGAGCTTTCTTCACTGCGGCTCGTGGAACTGCAATTACGCTATCAGTCGAAAGCGTTTGTGAAAGCAGTGATGAGGTCATCATCAGACATATCATCAAACTTATCAATTTGCTCTTCATATTGTTTTCTCAAATTAAGGAGTTGTGCATTTTTAGAGTTAATCTGATTGTCAATTTCAGCAATCTGATTACTTAAACCAAGATTGAGTTGGAGAAGTGAGTCTGCCTCACTCTCCAATTTTTCAATCTCACTTAAATACTCGGTTTCCTTCTCTTTTAACATTCGTTCATATTCTTTTTTGTAGGTATTACCCAAAAAGAATTGTTGGTAGATTAGTACACCTGCCAAACAAACAATAATTAATTGAGATGGGTTGAGTTTTCTCATTTACTTTTTGTTACGAGTAGTTTTACCCTTACCAGCACCTGAACCACTTGATTTAGCACCATTTCCACGTTTTGGAGCGGCCTTTTTCTTACCAGCACCTGAACCACTTGATTTAGCACCATTTCCACGTTTTGGAGCGGCCTTTTTCTTACCAGCACCCGAACCACTTGATTTAGCACCACCTCTGGATGTAGACTTACCATTACCAGCACCTGAACCACTTGATTTAGCACCACTTCTTGGTGTAGCTTTCTTTTTAGGTGTAGATTTACGACCTTTGCGAGAACTACCCTTAGCAGCATCAACTACATCAGCTATCTGGTCTGCAGTATTTGCGAATGCATCTTTAACATCACCGAGCTCTTCTTTGACTCTGTTAACTCTACGTTTAGTTTCTTTAGAAACTTCAACAATCTTTTCATCGATAGTAGTTTTACCTAATAACCAATTCCAAGTTTTCTTTAACCAATTTTTCATAATTTTCTCTTTTATTAAACTTATTGTTCCAATATAAATATGGTAGAATAATTTAATTATTTAATTTTTTCAATTAAAGAGTAATACGACTCGTGTATTGTCTTATAATATGGACTCTCTAAAATGAGCCGTTCTGCTTCAAGTAGTTCTAATTTTGTAAGTTTATGTATTTTGTGATTTACTTTATTTTGGTATTTTTTGGCTCCCCATAAATGATACATTGCCGATGAAATTTCTATTTCAGAAAAGGACGGGTCTATATCTAAATCCAACAACCTTAAAGTTTCGGATGTGTATATGACATTACAAAATGACTTTGATTTAAAATTTAACTTTCTTCGACTTTGCCAATCGTGTGCTAATCCAGCCAACATCCACTGCTCTATCATAATTTGCGCAGAACTGTCACCAACCATTAGGTGTGAATTTTCGTTAGCATAACTTATTTCACCTGTGGAGTTAAACACAAAGTTAAAGTATATATCGGTATATTCTTTTTTAAATTCTTCGTTGAACATACCCACTACTGCACAATTCATTGGGAGTGTATCTTTTAAAGATTTTATAAACATACCATCCCATTTAAAATTATCAGTATGGTGTACATCATAAATATTTGGATAACTTGATGTACTCTCACGGTGTAGATATAATAAGTCAGTTTCGAGATATGGTTCAAGACTCTTGTTTAATACCAAATCAATGTCATATACAACAAATGGTGTTTTTAATTTTGACATTGCCCAAATCTTTGGACTGGCCCAATAATTATTGCTTATTTTATCATATGGGTAATCATCGAAGATATCGGTAATTACGCTGTCATATAATTTAGTAATGTTGTGGGATTCAAAGAATTTACGACTTCGTTCATTTGTTACCAAATGTAATGGGATATTTGGATTTGTGTTTTTGTGATTAACACACGAGTATATTTGTGTAATCAATTCAAATTCTTGTGGGGGATGTTCACCGACCACATAAATGTGATATGAGTTCATAACTTATTTTAGTATAAATAGTGTTTACCACTTTCTACAAGACCAATATCGTGCTTTCCATCTTGGACCTGGTGAATCACAATTCATTCTTGCTCTAAATGATTTACGAGCGCCTGGATTATCCTTCTTAATAGTCATACCCTTTTGTCCAAAGTTTACCTTGACAACATTACCTTTATCGTTGTTTACATATACTTTGAACTTCTTAACATCACCTTGCATAATCTTACCAAGTTCAACTTTTCTACCTTGATATTCTGCTTCGTTGATATTATTAACACCCTCTTTGTGTAGATTTAACATTTGAGAGTATTCCTTCATAAAGTTAATGAAGTCTTTAGTTTCCTCAAGCGTCTCAACATCATACTCATCAACCTCACCATAGTCTGATACTGTTGAAATGTAATCTTCGGCTTTTGTGATTAGAGATTGAACCCAAGGTTCTAAATCAGACTTACCTTGAAGTTTTGAGATTAATTCTTGTGCTCTCTTAACCATAGTTTCAATTTGGTCTACGGCCATTTCAGCATCAGTCTCACCACCTTCGTTTTTAAATGCTGATACATATGGGTTATCAATGACTTTACCCAACTCTGGAGTGAATCCATACTTCTCTTCCATAAAGTTTTTTACATTATGGTATTCTTCTCTGATAAGTTCTTTGAGTTGTTTTTCAGTCATCTTATTTAAACTTTTTAATTAGTTTTGATTGAACTGTATTTCCTGGCTTGCCTGCAATTGCTGATACCAATGCCATTCTTTCTGGAAGTTTACCATTCTTAACATACTGATATACTTTTTCAATATCCAATTTGTTATCATCAACAAACTTTTGGATTGCGTCTTTGTTCATACCAGTTAGACCACCGATTTCCATTGCGGTACGAGATGCAGCTTCGTTTACTGATTCATTCATATATTTCTTCCAATCTTTGTGTTCAGGTGCGAGTGCAGTACGACCCATATTTTTTCTCAAATCTTTGTTCTGCTCTCTATTATCTGGATGTGCAATTCTTGATGCAAATTTGTTTTTCATATCCACATAGAAATGTGCGCCAAAATAATCTATGATATAAGCACCCTCCTTACCTTTGATTGTATCATATTCGTTATGAAGTAATACACCAGGAACTTTCAATCCAATTCCTGAGTGACCCGATACATATTTGATTGGAGTATCTCTATATAACTGATAGTAGTTGTGTCCTCTTTGTGGAGTAATCATCTTTTCATCAATACTCTCTTTTTTAGAAAACTTGTCTTTCAATCTCTGAACAAGTGACTTTGCCTTTCCGTGAGCGGGATGTTGTTTATCCTTCAATGCGGTTGTTACTCTTACATCCTTTTTAGTTTCAGGATTCTTTACCTTTTGGTCAGCAATTGCCTTAGCGACCATCATATGAACGGCAAAGTTTTCGTTTGTGTTTTCCATTGATTCTCCAGCACATTGTTTCCAACCACCACCGGCGGCTTTATATTGTTTAGATGCCCAACCATTTGCGTATGCGGATGGATATACATCAAACTTTTGTTTTGCCTGTGATTTGTAGTAAGACCATTTTGATGGGTTAGTAGGACAATTCTTTTCTTCTAATTGTTGAACTTCCTCACCCAATAATCTTAACTCTTCAAGGTATTGTTTGTTATCCATCACAACTCCTTAATTGATGTATGCGTTGAGTTCGTATCCGTTCTTCATACCATATACTTGGATTTGAAGAGACTTACGTTGTGGTTTTCCGCCTTTGAGAAGACCTACCGTAAATTCAGTAGTCTTACCTTCACTTGGGCGTGAACGAACATTCTTACCACCCATACCGATTTGAGTTGACCAATCATCTTCATCAACTTCAAATCCTCGTTTTTCTGCGTATTTCTTTGCAGCGTCTGCGGCTGAAGTAAACGACTTATGATATACTTCGTATTGTGCTTCTTTGAGATATACCGACTCTTTGAAGAGTCTCATACCTTTAGATTCTACCAATGTCTCTACCTTTTGTCCGAGTGGTCTACCGATAGTCATTGAGATATAGAAACCCATTGCGTTTACGATTTCTTTACCATCCCACTTGCAAATGTTTGCAACATCAGGACCCAAGTCGTAATGATACATTTGCTCAAGGTCTTTCTCAGCCATTGGGTCACCTTCATATTTTGCTTTAGGGAACAATTTAGCAACACCCTTTGCTTCACTATGGAAGTTAGCATCACTCAAAGCACCCATCAAAATGTGCATTACTGCCCATTGGTGGTTTGCCCCACCTCTTCTTAAATCTTTAAGGTGTTTGTCTAAAAGTGCTTTAACTTTCTTATTTTCAGCAGGCCCTTCGGTAAGAATACCCTCTACAATGTTTGATAAATTCATATCACTCTCCGTGTTTTCTAGCATCTTTAATAACTTATCATCTTTGATGACAAATGCGTATCCAGCACCAGTATGGTGTGGGTCACTCTCAAAGTCGAGACCCGTTTTCTTTTTTAAATGAGTTATTGTCAAGATTCTAAAATCCTCATCAGCCAATCTTGGATTTCCAAATGCATCCATAATATCATCGATAGTATCTAAATCTTTTGATGATTTTGCAATTAGAATAATTCTACCATTTTTAAATGATGTCATAAATTCGACTCTACCATTTTTGTAGTCAAATTTAGCTTTACCTTCTGATAACAACGATGTCAATCTCATTCTTCGGTCTCCAATTGTTGGATAAAGTTTTCTCTAAACATACGAAACTCATTTTCTATCTTTTCTTCCATCTCTTCCCAAGACATACCATCCCATTCTTCAAACGAACCATCTTCGTTGATATATCGGGCTTTGATAGCCAGTTTAAGAGCTTCTTTCTCAAGTTCGGCCTGTTTTAACCAAGCCTTACCATTATTCAATAATTTCTCTCGTTCATATTGTTCAAATTTACCCTCAATCTTTAATTGGTGTTCCATATCGATTACACAATCAAAGCACATACCGTGGATGAATTTCATCTTTAGGTCGTTTCTATTTGGGCTTGTACAAGTACAAACTTCTTTTTGACATTTGGGGAATGTGTTGATTTCATTTCTCAACTCTGAAAGTTTACCAAGTTTGACTTTGTATCCTTTCTTTTGTTCCCAAATGTTTCCCTCATCATCAGTCCATTGGTCACCAACTTCCCTTTTGATAAAGTCCTTACCCTCCCCAAAAGCAACAGTGTTTTTGGTTTGAGTTCGGTGATTTCCAGCAATCATTTCTTTGACTGCCTTAATATTTTGTAATTTTGACATAACTTTTTTATATAGTTTTACTACAATAAGTATATTAAAAATACATTAAACCCAAGATTTGGTTGAGTGACGCAAATGTACCTGTAAGTTTCATAGTGTATCCTTTATATGCAAATACAATACCCTCGTTTGGTACGATTTTGTTTCTACCACCAACTGCGTTTAATCTTTCTAATTCCATTTTTAATTTTTCAATCTTCTTTGGGTCACCCGACTTCTTAACATCTTTGATTGTTTGGTCAAGTCTCTTTTGCATATCTCTCAATGCTTTGTCTGGGTTAACCGTTAATGCTGATGACATAAATGATAGAACCTCAGCACCAACACCCAAGAAGATATCTTCGAACTTGCGTGTGTTTTCTTTGGCTATCTTTGCTTGGTCAATTTTGTCAGTCTTCTTGGCCCAATCTAATGTTTTATTATCAGTAATGTTTTTTGAATCTAATCGGAAACCTTTATCGTAGAATGCCCATCTTTTTACCAATCCCATTTTGGTTTTGTTATCTAATGTAGATGGGGAATTCTTATCAACATATTCTTCCCACCATCTTTGATGATATTCAGCAACACCATCACTATCCTTGAGTTTGAACTCTTTCTGAACTTTTGATAATTGCCCAAAGAACTTTGACTTTAGTTTGGATAGTTCTTGATTTTGTGGAAGTTTAACAACAGGTGGTCCTTGGATTGTATACTTGGATTGTACATCTGCGTTCACTTGTTTAATCATCCCAGCAAGAATCTTTGCGTCAGAAGTGTCAGCACCAATTGCCTCACCCTTTTCATTATATTCCATAGTTCCGTGGAATACTAATAGGGGTTGACCATATGGTACTACGTTTACTGACTCCGGCCAGATGACTTCAATGTTCATAAATTTTGAACCAGATTTGAAGACTTTTTCTTTTTGTGCATCTGATAGTTTTGAGATTGCGTTACTCAAATCTTTCATTGCAAAGTTATACGCATCGGTCAACCCACCTCTATTAGCAAACTTATCTGAAACACCTTTAATGTCTAATGCGTTAAGTCCTCTATCCTTGAGGTGAGATTTATTTCTTGCAGCGATGATACCTCTATCTTTTCTATATGAGATAGCGAGTGCCTGTCCATCTGTTTTTTCTCTTGTGAATTCTAACTTACCATTGAGTGCATTGTCAATGATGATTTTTAAATCACCAAAGGTCAATCCCAATTCAGTATCGAATGGGTGGTTCATATGACCATATGCACCACCTTCATTAAGAACACCTTCTTTAAGGTTATTCTTTTTTGCCTTTTGCTTTTCAGTATCAATTTTTGGAGTAAGATTATCAAGTTCTTTTGGTTCAACAAACTTAACGAACTCCATACCTAAACGAAGGGCAACTCTCTTAATGTGTTTTGCCCATTTAGCATAACCGGGACGGCCCGTGATGTCTTTACCATATCGTTTAGTTTGTCCATCCATTGTGTCGCCAGTTGGGAAGAATGATACACCCAATCGGCCAGGTCCTTTGGGATATGTAGTATCGATAAACGATTCCATAGAATCATCATCCATTAGGTATGATACGATTTCCCAGCCCAATCGTTCAGTAACATCTTCAGCTTCTTTTTTGAAGGTATTCATATTACCATAGAAAGCACCCGGCCCATCATCCACAATACCCTTACCACTTGTCGGAATAGAGGATGCTTCATTAATTAGTTCGTTCATATCAAATGTCTGAAGGAATGACTCCATTACGGACTCTACCTTAGCAATACGACCTGAAACTAAATCAAAAATCTTTTGGTTAAACTTTGGGTATACTTTCTTGAAGAATTTAACTCGTTCTTGCTCATCTGGATTTGACATACCTTTACGAACTTCGGTGCCGGATATACCATTACCTTGAGATGGGGCTGCGTAGACATACCCACCATCTTTCATAGAAATACTCGCATCACCCTTATATGGTCTGAAGTATTTACCACCCAATCGATTTTTATCCTTCTCACCAACTACCGTAATAAATGCGGTGGTATCCTCATCAAATTTACCAAGAATTTCTTTTGGAGCATATGGGTTCTTTACTTGGACAATCCTATCTTTTGGAATACCAAACATCGTGTTCATAATCTGAACCTTCTCCTTGAAACGGAATGGTGACTTTGGTAATTCTACTTTATCAGATGTTCCAATGTATACGTTTTCCTTACCAAACTTTTTAACCAAATGTTGGTATGTTGCGTTATGACCCGAATGGAATGGATGAAACCTTCCTACATAGGTTACGACTGTTTTTTTGATGTCTTCAGTAAGGATTGATTCCGTTACCCATTCTTTTATTAATTGTCCCATAATAATAATTATCCTTGACTCTGACTTAACTGAAGTTTTAATTGATTTACTTCATTAGAAAGTTCTTGTATTGCTTTAATCATTGGTGAGATTAACTCAGCATATCGTAATCCCATCATAGAGCCGGTGGTTAGACCTGCGAAATCTAAAGTGGTTTTACCAACACCGGATAGAGATGAACTTACTTCTTGTGCAATCAATCCGTAGTGTGTTCGTGTCTTACCAATCCAAGTGTAACTTACAGGTCGTAATGAATTTACAAATGTAAGGCCTAAATCAGATTCAACTATATTTTCTTTTTGATTTATATCCGAGGTTTGAATTGTGCCATTTGTAGCATATACATCATCCCATCGTGTTATTTTTAAACCACTACCAACATTGTCACCTTGTCCTAAATCATATACGTTATCACGGCCAGGAATAAGATTACCAAAGTGTGCAGTACCAAATTTAGTTGGAGCAAGTGCGGATTGTTCAAATTGTAATCCTTTTACAAACATACCTTCAGTAGATGCGGCTTTTAAAATTCGCAATTCAGCGATTCTAATATCATCTAAACTCGTAGAACCACCAGCCGCACCATACCGATACCATTCTAATTTTATTCGGAAAGTTTGTCTTATGTTATATTGGTTACCAGCAAGGTATATTAAAGCATCTGTAAATGGGACTGATATTGGTAACCACTCACCTGCGTTTTGAGATGATATTTCAAATCTCTTTAACACGTTATTTGAGGTGTCTAATATCTCGACTCTAAATGTAGGTTGGAAACCACCATACGATTGGCCGATTCTAACTGCAGTTTGTAATACCAATCCGTTTATGTTTTCGGTAGATAGTAATGAAGATGGTATTGTTATATTCTCACTACGAATCCAATAACTATAATTAGCACCCACGGATGCTACTGATGGAAATCTAAACACAACATTTTCAACCGTAGCATCGGTTGTATATTCTTCAGGATACCCATATGGTAATCCCTGTACCGAAATTCCATCATAACCCTTGATATCTGCCCAGCGTTTAAATGTAGGTGGTTCGGTGTTTTGAGTGTCATTCACACTCAATGCCTTGGTGTATTTTGATGCAGATATTGTTGTACCTATGAATGGATATGATGACATTCCCGAACCACTACCAACAGTCCAAGTATAATTACCATACGATATTGTTTGGCCAACATTTCCAATGTCAACTTTCGAGCCACCATAGAAATATGATGATGTAATATATGCGGATGAAGTTACCCACGACTCTAACAAATATTCATTGCTACTATTTTTAGCGATTGTACCCACTACTTGTACATCATCAAAACGACCCAACTCTGCAATGATATTACCATCAATCTTTGCATCAGATGCTGTGATTTGTCCGTTTGCTTTTAATATAAGATTATCATTTGATGAATTGATTTGAGTTTCTGATACTTCAAAACCACCAATACTTGCAGATACAAATTTAGCAAAACCATCAGAGGTAATAGATGCCGATGCATTTGCAAGGGTAGATGGTGAACCACCAATTGTAGCGGGTGTAGTAAGTTGGTCAACTGCAAGGTCACCACGAACCGTCATTGTACCATCTACATATTGTACATAGTTGTCAGTTGTCTTATCACCAAGTAGGATTGCCGAACCCGTTAATTCACCACTATCTCTTAAAATCAAATTGTTGTTTGAAGATGAGATGGTTGTGGAGTCAATTGAGAACCCACCAATCTCACCGAATGTTGCAATGATACCACCTTGAAGGAATACATTGTCAGTAGCAAGGCCAAAGCCAGGATTGGACCTATTGAATACTTTATTAGTATTTGCAAGTCCACTCAAATCGCCAAGTCTGGCTTTCAACTCAACATCATAAGTTCCACTACCAGTTCTCTCAACAATATCAATGTATGGTGTTGATTGGTCGTTTGGATTTGCATTCATACGAATATAACCAGTACCAACTTTACCAGTAGAAACGATTACTTGACTTTCTTCGTAATCTTGTGCGTTTGACCCAGTATCACCTACAAATGTATTTCCAGGAGTAGCACCACCAGTGTATCCACGTTCTACATAAATCTTACCTGATATTGAATTTGGGTCTGACCCATCACCATCAAGTGATGATGATTCTATTAACACATATTCAGTTGTAAACCCGGTGTCAGAAATCTTTTTGATTTGTAATACTTCTCCGGCAGAAAACCCACTTGCATTTGCTACGGACATTGTAGTTTCCGATGCAAGTACACTTGACCCTGTAATTGTGGTTGAGTTGGCAACAAATAATTGCCCACCAACTGCGTTTACACTTTCTTTCTCAAATGTGGTTGTTGCAAGTGTACCTCTAATCTTAACATTTTCAAATTCAGCTCTACCAGTTTCATCAATAATCCAACCTTTAAGGTTTGATACATAATCTTTGGTTTGAATTCTACCCGCCGAATTAATTTCTAAATTAGAACTAAAAATAGATGATGTGTTTACATTCCACCCACCAATACTTGCAGATACAAATCGGGCAAGTCCTTCCGAGGTGATAGATGAACTTGCGTTCAAATCAGTAGATTGTACACCACCAATCGTGGCAGGAGTTCTAATATTATTTGCAGATAAGTCTGCTTCGATGATAGCATTTGCGCCAATAACCAATCTATCGTTTACAGGGTCTAAATGGAATAAAGATGAACTGATTTCAATGTTACCATCCGAACCACTTACAAATTGAGAATCGGATGTACCAATAAAGAATTTATCAGTTTTAACATCTAACAAGCCACCATTTGCGGTTGTGAAGATGAGGTGTCTATCATCATTATCTCCAACAAACTGCATACCCACACCTTGTAAAACATCGGCGCCCATTTGCAATCCATTACTACCACTATATATAATGAATCCACCTGGTCCAATACCCAATGATGCTGAAGTTACACCTTCATATCCAACTGATTTTAAGAAACCACTCGAATGACCACCCATTTCAAGACCACTGCCAATTGCGTTTGCAATAAACAACGAACCGGTTACGATTGACTGATTACCACCAATGTATACGTTACCACCAGGGAACACAACATTCTTAATGATTGTTTCGGTTTTTGATACTTGACCTTGTTGGTTTAAGAATTGTACCTTTAGGGTCTTTACATCGTTGAGGTGTTCCGTTGGGATTGAAACACGATATGTAAATGTTGTATCTTGATTTACTTTTGTATTTCCAACAAATTCAAAATCACCACCCGCGCCTTCGGATTTAATCAAAGTGTTTACCGAAGCAATACGACCCGTTTCTGGATTAACATTTGTAAGTGTTATATTTGCAAATGATATTTGGTTTTGGGTTGTTACCGTAGAAGCACTTGTAAAATATCTAATGTTTGCTGTTAATGCGTCACCATCTGAATATTCGTAGGTGTGTACTGACCCATCACTTCTACCATCACTTGATGTGAATGGTGAAGTTAATCTCAAGATTGTAGTTGAGTCTACATCTTTAATACTTGCTGTAAATGTTGTTGGTTGTGCTTGTCCTGTCAATCGTGGGAATAGTGTTGAATTACCAACATCTAAATAGATACTTCCGCTAATCATCTCGGAGTTGAAGGTGTTACCACTCTGCCACTCCAATGATGTTGTAGTTCCCCAAACCGATTTCTTATACTTTACATTTGTAGAGGTGTCAATCTCTCTTAATTCACCATTGGATTGTGGTAAGTTATTTACAACTTGAATTGAAGCAGATACACTACCCTTTGGTAAAACACTTGATTTAAATACAATTTTTGATGGAGCCAGTTGTTGAATATCAATAGGAACTTTACGAGTCCATCTAACATTTGGCCTATCTCTAAACTCATCAGGTACATCTCGTGCAGTACCAACAATGATTACCTCACCGATGCCCGGCGCTGTATCGTGTCTATCACCACGGCCGGTATAAGTCCAAACTGAAATGATAATGGTGTCATCCGAGTTCTTTATTGTAGAGAACTCATAATACATTGGCTTTCCGGCTTGGTCTAAAACCTCAACTTGAATTGGTGTATTTTCTTGTAACCTATCACGATTACCTTTTAGTCTTATCAATGACTTACCATCACCAAAGAATTCAGGAAACTCCACAATAGAAAAATACTCCGGAGACATATCCGAAGTATCCTCTATGAATACTCTTAAATTTTTGAGATTTTCTTTTGCTCTTCTTTTAAGTTCCAATGCCATTAATGGACTCCTGCCGTTTCTTATAAATATGATACTTTAGAGAACCCACGAACTTTATTAATATCAATTATTTGGTCGACCATATCTCTGGTCTTGTCAATATGTGATATTGTAATGATAAAGTCAAACTGCGTCTTTAAGTAATCAAATAATAAATATAAAGAATTAAAGTTATCCGTGTCAAGCGAACCAAACCCCTCATCGATTGCGATAAAGTTTGGCCGTGGTAGATTGGATACATTAATCAATGCCGTTCTGATTGCAATTGATGAGATGAACTTCTCCATACCACTTGTGAGTTCCAATGGCCAGAATTCATCATCACCATATGCAATGTATGAATTAATGTTTTTACCATCAGTATTCAACATAATTTGGAAATCTACAATTGGGGAAAGGATGTTGTTAATCTCAACTTCCAATCGTGGGAGGACATCTGAAATTAAATTGTATGGGATACCATCACGTTTTACACATTTAAGATAATGTTCGTATCCATCAAATTTGATTTCCATATCTTGGAGTTTATCAATCATTCGATTTACACTATCAATAGTGTTTTCAGCTAATTTGATATCAGAATTAATATTCATAATATCATCAGTCACTCTATCAATGTCTTCACGAATTTGTTCTCGTGTGACTTTAAAAGATTTTATCTTTTCGTGTACTTTTACATTATGGCTTACAGCTTGTTCTTGGTCTTTTGCTTTTTGGATTTTATCCTCAAGTGACTTGATTTCCAAATCCATATCCTTTACCAACGAAACACAATAGTCGTATGACTTACTTGCTGATAACCACTCCTTATCCAATGATGAATGTCTACTTGAAAGGTCTTCGTATTCTTTCAACTCTTTAGTCACATTCAACGTGTCACGTTCACTCATTACACTCAATCGTTCTGAAACAATTGATGTGTATGTTTTACCCAATCTATTAATTTCATCTTCAAGGGTTTGTGCTTGTTTTGCGAATGGTGTATTTTTATTCTGAATACAATGACTACAAGTATCATCAAATGTCAATGACCCAATACCATCCAAGTGTTTCTTTGCGTGAATTATTTCAGATTCCAATTTATCTAACTCAACACCAAACTCTTTGAACTTTCTATCTAATGAGTTGTATTGATTATTTTTTTCTTGGAGTTCTTTGATATTGTAATTTTCTAATTTAGATGTGATTGACTTTTGTTCAGTCTCCACATTGTGAACCTCCGCAAGATTTAGAGCACATTCACCATCTTGTAATTTACGTTCTTTTTGTAAAGATTGTAATTCAACTTCCAAATCAGATACATCTCCCAAATCTTCAACAGGTTTAAGACTACCCATCTCATATTCAATTTTGGTATTAACCACCTCACGTTTAGACTCTAACTCCACCTTCCTATCTTGTAGAGTGGTTAATGACCCTGTAATAGATGTTAAGGTATCTTCTGCTGCTGCAAGTTGTGTTGGTAGGTCTTGGTTCTTATAGTCCTTTAGAAGAGCTGATAGTTCTTTAATCTCCTCACTTGCGATTTGGTAGAGTCCTTCGAAGATATCCATATCCAAGAATTGTGCGAGCAATTCCTTTCTCTCCTTTTGTGATTTTTCAATGAACCCACTATTGTTTGATTGGGTTGACATTGCTGTAAGGATGAAATCATCATAAGTTCCAACATATTCTCTAATACTTGCGTTTGTCTCTCTACGTTGTTCACCATTAAGGGATTCTACTTGACCATCAACAATACGATAGAAGTTAGTGTCTACCTTTACAGTTCCTCGTTTAGGCGACTTCTTAGCTACCCTTTCGATGGTGTAATCAATTCCATTCAGTTCAAATGTAAATTTACAATCAAACGACATCTTTGAGTAGTTCATTACATCCTCAGCTTTTGAGGTTCTTGAACATTTATCAAAGATACAAAATGATAGAGCATCCCATAGGGTAGACTTCCCACTTGCGTTTGGTGCAAAGATTCCATATGCACCTTTCATCTGACTGAAGTCTATGACATTATTAGGACCATACGAGAACATATTTGAGAATTCAAATACCTTTGGTATCCAAGTGGAGTTTGTAATATTTTTGGGTGTTCCAAGTTTTGCGTTGATATCCTTGTTAATTGACTTAACAACTTCAAGTTGGTCTTCGGTAAGGTGTTCGGTGTCATTTAAAAACTCCTCAATCAGTTTATTCTGAAAAGCAGTATCACGGACATTCTGAAGAATAATCTTTTCGTGGTCACCACCATCTTTACGAGTAATAACTTTTTGTATTGTTAGCTCTTGAACCTTACGACCCTTCTTGAGTTCAGCAATAATCTTATTTAAGTCAGATGCTTTTGTATCTTTTACACGAACTCTCATTCGTGGTTTTTGTGGGATTGGCATACTTGAAACAATCTTGCCATCCTCAATATCCACCGTGACATACCCAAAGTCGTTTGGAATCATCACAAACTTGCTTTTACAAGTCTCAACATTCCAAACTAAAATTCCGTGTTCTGGATACTTTGCTTCTCCGTGATTCTGAACGATTAGTGACCCCGGATACTTGATAGTCTCTACACCTTGAACTTCGTTATTTGGTTTGTGGATATCACCAAGTAGAACCATATCATACCCATCGAAGTTTCCTACATTGATGTTTTTGTTCTCAATAGCAAATCCGTGTTCAGTCTCAATCTTATCAACTGGTCCGTGGAATAGACCAACCTTCACATCACCTTCAAAATCTCTAGCAGGTGGAAATCCAGGTGACTTGTCCCAAACTGATTGATGGACAAATGTAATACCACCAATATTCCAAGCACCAGTATCCTTTAGGTAAATCAATCTTGGGAGTTTCAATGCATTCACGATTGGAGTCAAAGCGTCTAATCGTGAGGTGTTATTTAGGTTTGCATCGTGGTTACCTGGAATGACAATAGTTGGGAGTAGGTCTGACAATCGAGTGAAAAACTCTTGAGTCAAATCTACCACTTCTGG